CTATTTAGATGGCAGTGCCGTTATTACACTGAAAGGTCAAAGTGTAGGGATTGGTGATACCAGCCCTTCATACGCTCTTGATGTCAATGATACCGGCAGATTTACCAGCGATCTTATAGTCGGCGGAAACCTAACAGTAGGTGATGGTGGCGCAGAGGATCAGAAGATTGTCTTTGACGGAAATGCACAAGACTTCTATGTTGGCCTTGATGATACGACAGATGATCTAGTCATAGGACTAGGCTCTGCGGTTGGTACGACTGCTGCAATATCCATCAATGAAGATCAGGATGTAACGATATCGGATGGAGCAATTGACTTTGATGTTGCTTCACATGATGGTACGAATGGACTAAAACTTGGTGGTACATTAGTTACATCTTCTGCTACTGAACTCAATCTGCTTGATGGTAAAACTATTGGTGCTGCAAC